AAAGTCCTAGTGGGGGTTTGAATGCCAAAGGTCGTGCATCTTACAATAAGGGAAGAACAAAGACTGGTAAGAAACGTAACCTGAAAGCTCCAAGCAAAAAGGTAGGCAACCCTAGACGAGCATCCTTCTGTGCTAGAATGAAAGGAATGAAAAAGAAATTAACCTCTGCAAAAACTGCAAGAGATCCGAACTCTAGAATTAACAAATCACTTAGAGCTTGGAATTGCTAATTAAAGGATAATCATATGATGAAATTTTTAACAGTAGACAATGAAATAGCTACTATACAAAACAATAAAATTGTTAGTCCAGGTTCACGCTTTGATGGTATGGATGTTAAGACTAATGACGATATTGAAAAGATATTTGGTATTAAGGTTGGTCAAAAAGATTTATCACCTTATAAAAAAACTGCACAAAATGATCTATATATGGGAGATCCTGGAGAGCAGCGTTTATATGAAGATGCTGTGAAAGCATATCGTGGTGAGATCAAAGGCCCAAGAGCTATGAAAACAATGGATGCAGTCCAGGGAGAGTTTCCTGCTAGTATTATGGATCGTATTCGTCAAGACGCTGTTATACCTAGAGATACGTTTGATCCAAATACATTTAATCCACCGGCTCTACCACGATTGGGTACTAGAGAATCAAATAGGTTTGATTCTCTTAATCCACCAGCTCTACCACCAATGGGTATGCGAAGGCAAGAACCACAAGTAAAATCTACACCAATGAATTTAAGAAAAATGTTATTGGCAAACTTAACGGGGTTACTATAATGGCTGGACACGGAGGAAAACGTAAAGGTGCAGGTAGACCTGTAGGAGTTACAGCTGGAACAAAGCAAGAACGCCTGGATGCTAAACTAGGTAAAGGTCAAACAACACCATTAAAGTATATGTTAAACCTATTGAATAACCCACAGGTTTCTGTCGAAAAGAAGATGTGGGCTGCAAAGGAGTCAGCACCATATGTACATTCTAAACTATCATCTGTTACTAAGACTTTGCAAGGTGATGATGATAAGCCTGTTGCTGTTACTATTGGCTGGAGAAAAAAGAAATAATATGGAAATATTAAGTGGATTATTAGATTTTTCTAAACCACAACAAACAGAAGGATTGATTGCTGGAAAAGAAAATAGTAATCCTTATGGTGAAATAAAAGATCGTATATTAAAAAATGAAGGTTTTAGACCTACACCTTATACATTGGAATATAAAGATGCTGATGGAAATTTAATTAAAGAAAATTTTGAAACTGTAGGTGTTGGACATAAAATACAAAAAGGTGAAGAAGTTCCAACAACCATAGAAGGATTGTTTGAACTGTTTGATAAAGACTTTGACGTAGCTTTAAAAAATGCTAAGTCTATTATAGATGAAGATTCTATTAGTCCTGATGCATTTGGCATTTTAGTTGATATGAATTTCCAAATGGGTAAAGAAGGAACATTAGGATTTAAAAAAATGCTTGATGCATTACAAGATAGAAATTATAAATTAGCAGCAGAAGAATTATTAGATTCTAAATTTGCAAAGCAAACACCTAATAGAGCTATGGAATTAGCTGAAGTATTAATGGATGCAGAAACTCTAAACAATTAATGCAAATAGATATACCTTATGAACCTCGCCCTTTACAGGAAAAAATTCATAACGAACTAAAAAGATTTAATGTTATTTGCTGTCACCGCAGATTCGGTAAGACCGTATTTGCAATCAATCATTTAATTATGACTGCATGTGAAAAGCAAAATGCAAGATTGGCGTATATCGCACCAACATATCGCCAGGGTAAGGCAGTCGCTTACGACTATTTAAAAGAATATACGGAACCCTTAATGAAACTTGGTGGGAAGCGTCACGAAACTGAACTTAAAGTTGATCTATGGAATGGATCAAGAGTTCAAATTTTTGGCTCTGATAATCCTGATGCTCTTAGAGGATTGGGATTTGATGGAGTATGCATGGATGAGTTTGCATTGATGTCTCCTAGAACATGGACAGAAGTTGTTAGACCAGCTGTGTCAGACAAACTTGGTTATGTAATTTTTATTGGTACACCAATGGGACATAATCAGTTCTGGGATGTTTATGATTTTGCAAAAAGAACAGGAAAGGATTGGTATGCACAATTATATAGAGCAAGTGAAACAGAAATTATCTCAGCTGAAGAACTGGAATCTGCTAGAGAAACTATGCCAGAAGATCAATTTGAGCAAGAGTATGAGTGTAGTTTTCAAGCTGCAGTCTCTGGGGCCTATTATGGGAAACAAATTCAAAAAGCTGAAAAAGAAAATAGGATTACAGAAGTAGATTATGATCCTAACCTGGATGTAGAAACATGGTGGGATTTAGGAATAGGTGATTCAACTTCTATTTGGTTTGCACAACGAATTGGTGAAGAAATAAGACTCATTGATTATTATGAAACATCAGGTGAATCACTTGGACATTATGCTACAGTCCTTAGAGATAAGGGATATAATTATGGTAGGCATATTGGCCCACACGATATTACAACAAGAGAACTTGGTACTGGTAAGTCCAGGTTAGAAGTTGCTTATGATCTTGGATTAGACTTTGAAGTATGTCCTCGATTAGAAGTAGATCATGGTATAGAAGCTGTGAGAAATAATTTAGATAACTGTTGGTTTGATAAAAACAGATGTAAATATGGTATTGATTGTTTGCGACAATATCGAAAACAGTTTGACGATAGAATGCAAACATTTAAAAATAAACCCCTACACGATTGGAGTTCACATGCTGCAGATGCATTTCGATATGGCTGTGTTGTTGATGGCCCAACAAGAACTGACTGGACTCAACCCATGAGTGTAGATACAAGATATATAGTTTAAGGAAATATATGGCAAAAGGTAAACCACTAGACGAGTATGTAATCTCAGGTATTTTAGGAGATCATATTAAAAATAGTTATGGATTTTATTCTTCTGAATTAACAGAATCTAGACGTAAAGCTAATGAATATTATTTTGGTGAAGCATTTGGTAATGAAGTAGAAGGTAGATCACAAGTAGTATCTACTGATGTAGCTGATACTATTGAATCAATCTTACCACCATTACTTAGAATATTTACTGCAAGTGATAATGTAGTTAAGGTAGAACCTGTTTCACAAGAAGATGTTATGATTGCTGAACAAGCAACTGATTATCTTAATCATATTTTTAATAAAGATAACGAAGGCTTTACTGTTCTATACTCAATGTTCAAAGATGCATTGTTACAAAAGAATGGTATCTGTAAAGTATATTGGGATAACTCTGAAAAAATTGAAAGAGAAACTTATGAGAAGTTATCTGATGATGAATTTACAATGCTTGTTGATGAAGATGGTGTTGAAGTAAAAGAACATACTGAGTACGAAGATGAAACATTCCTAGAACAAAAATCAAAAGCAGAAGATGTACTAGCAGAACAAGAAGATTCTTTACAAGCATCATTGATGAGAGATGAACTTAACAAAGTTCCAACACCTAAACTACATGATGTTGTCATAACTAGAAAACAAACATTTGGTAAAGTTAAAATAGAACCAATACCACCTGAAGAATTTTTAATTGAACGCCAGGCTAAATCATTAGCTGATGCAAACTTTATGTGTCATAGAGTTCCAACCACTCGTAGTGCATTAATTGAAATGGGCTTTGATTATGATAAAGTTTATTCACTACCAAGTGAAAATAAAGAACAGTATAACTCAGAACGTAGCACAAGATACAGAAATGTAGATGATGATTATGATAGAACAGTAGGTGATGCATCTACTGAAGAAGTAATTGTTTATGAATCTTATATTAGAATGGATGTTGATGGTGATGGAGTTGCAGAACTTAGAAAGATAACTTCTGCTGGTGATAATGGATATACTATTCTTGATAATGTTGCTGTTGATTCTCATCCTTTTTGTTCATTAACACCTATCATTGTACCACATAGATTCCATGGTAGATCTGTTGCAGAGTTAGTAGAGGACATTCAGTTAATTAAATCTACTGTTATGCGTCAGGTACTAGATAATATGTATCTAACAAACAATAATAGAGTTGCTGTTATGGATGGTCAGGTTAATCTTGATGATCTTTTAACAAACAGACCTGGTGGAGTTGTTAGAACAAAAGGCGCACCTGGACAAGTTATGATGCCTTTACAAAACCAAACACTAAGTAACCAAGCATTTCCATTATTAACTTACCTTGATACCATTAAAGAAGAACGAAGTGGTGTTACTAAATACAATCAAGGTATGGATACTGATACATTAAATAAAACTGCTACTGGTATTAATACTATTCTATCTCAATCACAAATGAGATTAGAATTAATTGCAAGAGTATTTGCTGAGACTGGTGTTAAAGATATATTCAAAAAGATATTTGAATTAGTTGTTAAGTATCAAGATAAACAACGTATTGTTAAAATTAGAAATAATTTTATTCCTATGAATCCTATGGAATGGAGAGATAGATGTAATGTTACTATTCATGTAGGATTAGGTACAGGATCTAGAGATCAACAATTACAAATATTAAATGCTATTCTTGGTAGACAACTTGAAGCAATTAAACTTCAAGGATCTGCACAAGGCCCAATCGTAAACTTACAAAACATTTATAATACATTGGCTCGCATTATTGAAAATGCAGGACTAAAAGATGTAGGTTCATACTTTACAGAACCATCTTTAGGTATGCAACAAATGCCACCACCACAAAAACCTCAACAAACAGAGTTCGAAAAAGTTTCTCAAATTCAAACACAACAAAAAGCAGCTCAAGCTCAAATGAATCACGAAAATAAAATGCGTGAATTAGAACTTAAATATCAAAAAATGATATTAGACTTTGAAACAAAAGCAAAAGAGCTTGAATTAAAATACAAAGCTGATATAGATGAGAAAGCAATTAAGCGTGAAGCATTAGAAATGAAAGGTGTTAGTGATACTAACAAACAACTTTTAGATGCTACAAAATTATTTGAACAAGAACAACCTGAGGCAGAAGTACAAATAAATGTCGGATCTCCACAAAGAGACTAATAGAGGCACAAGAGCCAAGGAAGTTTTAGAAAACGATTTATTCAAAGAAACTTTAGATACACTAAAGAAATCTTATGAAGAAGCAATATTTCAAACTACACCTACGGATGACAAAGGTAGATTTTCTATTTATCTTGCATACCAAATATTAGGTAAAGTTGAAAACCATCTCCGTACTGTTATGGAGACTGGGAAACTTGCAGAGAAACAATTACAAGATCTTCGCAAGAAATAGCACCACCCATCCTGGAGTGCTAACATAACACTAACCACAAAGGAGTGAACTATGGCTGATGAAGCTATGAATGTGATTGATGCTGGTCAAGTTATCAGAGGTCTTATGACTGGAGAAACTAAACCTGCTGAAACAAAAGAAGAACAACCAACTGAAGTTGCTGAAGAAGTAACTGAAAAAGTTGAAGAAGAAGCTGTTGATGAAACAGTTAATCCAAGTGATGTTCCGTATATGAATCAGGAAACTGAAGAACTTACAGAACAACCTTTGGAAATAGAAGCTCAAGAAGATATTAATGAAAGTTCAGAGGAACCTTCTTATGTTGTCAAAGTTGATGGTAACGAAATGGAGGTCACCCTTGATGAACTACTTCGAGGGTATCAACGAGAAGCTGATTATACACGCAAAACATCAGAATTGTCTTTAGAGAAATCAAAGTACAACGATCTATTGCAACAATCTCAATCTGAGATTAACCAAAAATTGTCTAAGTTAAATGATTTAACAACAATGGCACAACAAGAACTTCAAAGAGAATATAGCAATATAGACTTTGAAAGACTTTATGAAGATGATCCTGTTGAAGCTGCACGACTAGAACATAAAATGCGAAAGCGTGCTGAAAACTTAAACATGATCCAGGAAGAAACTAAAGCTAATCAAATGCAAGAGTTTCAAAAATATATCCAGGAGCAACAAAATAAGATTGCTACCTTGATACCTGACTTTGCTGATCCTGCTAAAGCTACCAAAATGAAATCTGATATGAGAAGATATCTATCAGGTGTTGGTTATAGCGATCAAGAGATCAATAGTATTTATGATTCAAGACAAGTCTTGTTAATTAAAGATGCTATGACTTATGATAAGTTAAGAAAAGCAAATCCTAAAGTTACAAAGAAAGTTGCTAAAGCTCCTAAAGTTGTTAAAGCTGGCGTTGCTAAAACAAAAGCTGATGAAGCTGCAAGACTTAGACGAGATAAACTAAGTCGTCTTAAAAAGTCTGGTCAGATAAAAGATGCTGCCAAGATTTTTAAAGACTTTCTCTAATTAAAAATAAGGAGGCCTTATGGCACAACCAACCAACTTGTACGATACGTACGACACAACTGGTATAAGAGAAGATTTAGTGGATGTTATTTACAATATCAGCCCTGAAGATACTCCTATACTATCAGCAATTCCTAGAACTGCTGCTAAAGCAACCAAGCATGAATGGCAATTAGATTCATTAGCTGCACCTGCTGCCAACAAAGTAATTGAAGGTGACGATGCAACTGTTGACGCTATGAGTGCTACTACTAGAGCTTTCAACTACACACAAATTTCTGACAAAGTAATTGCTTTATCAGGAACTCAAAGTGCTGTTGACGCTGCTGGTAGAGCTGATGAAATGGCTTATCAAATTGCTAAGAAATCAAAAGAACTTAAAAAAGATATGGAGTTTGCTCTTATCGAAGGTCAAGTAGCTGCTGTTGGATCAGCAACTGCTGCTAGAGCTTTAGGTTCTTTACCTTCTTGGATTGCAACAAACGGTAGCGTAGGTGCTACTGGTTCAATGTCAACTGGTGGAGGAGCTGACTTACCTAACGGTGGTGATGACAGAGACCTTACTGAGACAATCCTAAAAGCTGCTATTGAAGACGTTTATGTTTCTGGTGGCGATTTGGATCTATTGGTAGTTCCACCTTCAGTTAAACAAGTGATTTCTGGATTCAATGCGAACACTACTCGTTTTGGCCCAGCAGAATCTAGAACTGAATATGCTGCTATTGATGTTTATAGCTCAGACTTTGGAGACATTCAAGTTGTTCCAAATAGAGTTATGGCTACGACTGCTGAGAAACATGTTTTCTTACTACAGTCTGATATGGCTGCAACTGCTTATCTAAGAGACTTCCAAGTTGCTGATCTTGCAAAGACTGGTGACTCTGAGAAGAAACAACTTTTAGTTGAGTACACTCTCGAAATGAGAAACGAAGCCGCTCACGGCATTATTGCTGATATTAATCAGTAATTATAATTAGGGGGAGACTTCGGTCTCCCCTCTATTAAAGGAAAATATTATGTATTATAAATTAAGTGGAGTAGTTAAAAAAGTTGACTACACAGCAAGTGCTGCAAATAGTTCTGCTATTTCAGATCATGTAAGATTTATTAGAGTATATGCAACGACTGATTGTTTTATTACTATAAGTAATCCAGCTGTTACAGCAACTAGTGCTGCAACACCAATAGCTGCAAAAGATTATGAAGTATTCAAAGTTACTGAAGGTCAAATTGTATCTGCTATTAGATCATCAGCTGATGGTTCATTGTATATTTCAGAACTAACGGAGTAAATATGACAACAACAAAAAGCCCAACTACATTTAAAGTAGACACAAATCACACAGTAGCTGTTGCTGATTCTTCTGCTGCAAACAGCACAGCATTCCAAAGTGAAACTAGAGAAGTTAGAATTGTATGTACAGTAGATGCTTATGTAGAGTTTGGTTCTGCACCAACTGCTTCTGCATCAAGTTTAATTGTACCTGCATATACACCTGAGTATTTTAGAGTTACTCCAGGTACTAAAGTAGCATTTTTAAGAGTAGGATCTGTTACTGGAACTGCAAGAGTTACTGAAGTAACACAATAGATGAAAAGATTTTCTATTAGAGGACAAGATCGTTATCGTGATCGTAGGACAGATGTGCCTAATGATGTCTTGCAATTAGAAGATAGAACATATTTATTAATGGAAGAAGGATCAAACCTTCGATTAGAACAAGCAGTAGGTACTGTATTTAGTGGTACACCAATACCTAATTAATGGCAAAAAAAGCAAAATTATATTCAGCACACGTACCTGGTGCTAAGAAAAGAACTTCGATTGGACAATCTGTTAGATCAAGACCTAAGAATAAACAGAAACGTAGAAACTTTAAACGTTATGTTGGACAAGGTAAATGAAATTTGACGAGCTTGTAAAGATATTAAAAGAGAAAGAGAAATCTTCTCAACAAAAAATAAAAAATAAAGAAAGAAACAAAGTTTTAAGAAAGAGAGTAAAGAATGGCTGACAGTAAAATTAGTGAATTAACAGCATTAACATCACCAGCTAGTGATGATGTATTAGCTATTGTTGATACTGATGCTGGTGTTACTAAAAAAATAACTGTATCTAATCTACAATCAGCATCTTTTCAATTTGTATTGGAAGATGGAGATGGAACTGAAGTTACAATTAACAACAATAATGAAGTTAAGTTTGTTGAAGGTGGTGGTATAGATATTAATTGGACAGATACAGACAATGGTTCTGATGCAGATCCTTATGATTTGACTTTCTCTATTGACTCAACTGTTGCTACCCTAACTGGTTCACAAACATTAACCAACAAAACTTTAACATCACCAGTTCTAAATACTGGTGTAAGTGGTACTGCTATTAAAGATGAAGATAACATGGCATCAGACTCTGCTACTCATCTTGCAACTCAACAATCTATTAAAGCATATGTTGATGCTGTTACAACATCATTGAATGCACAAGACCTGGATGTATCTGATGGATCATCTGCTATTGCAATTGATCTTGATACAGAAACATTAGGCATCTTAGGTGGCACAGGATTAACGTCATCTGCATCTGGCAACAACGTCACATTGTCTGTTGACGCAGCTCAAACACAAATTACATCTGTTGGAACACTCACTTCTTTTACTTCTACTGGTATAGATGACAATGCTACAAGCACAGCTATTACGATTGATAGTAGTGAGAATGTTGGAATTGGAACTTCATCACCAAGTAATGCTTTATCTGTAGAAAAATCTATTACTGGTGATTTTGTGGCTGAGTTTAAACAAGGACATTCTACTGCTGGTAATTCTTATGGAGTCAAAATTGAGGGTGGAACAAATGCTTCTGACACAGCTTTCTTGGTTGCCAATCAAGGTGGCACAAATATGTTTGAAATTCAAGGTGACGGAAAAGTTGGTATTGGAACGACAAGTCCAACAAGATTTGTTCAGCTAAAAGATACAAGTGCTGATATGTATATTGGTTTAGAAGGTGGAACATCTAATACAGTTGGTATCCTTTTTGGGGATACTGATGACCATACTCAAAGTAGAATACAACACGCTAATTCTGATAATTCACTTAGATTTTCTACAGTACAAAGTGAAAGAATGCGTATAGACAGTTCTGGTAATGTTGGTATTGGCACAAGTTCTATTGATGTATCAACTCAAGCTGGTGGTAGTGGCTATAGAGTTTTACAACTTGAGAATAATGAAGGTGGTCAAATTAATTTAGACCATACAGACGCTGGCACAGGCTCAACACTTGGTCAAATAAACTTTCAAAGAGCAGGTGAGGTGCTTGCAGAAATTGAAGGTGTAACAGATGGGGCAACTGATAATGGTAAGATTAATTTTAGAACACAACCTAATGGTGGAGATTTAACTGTTAGGATGACAATAGACCACGATGGTAATGTTAAAATAACACGTGATGACAATGTATATTTATCCATAGACAGCACTCAAACTAATGGAGATGAGTGGCAATTATTTAATGCTGTAAGTGGTTCAACTTCTCAATTACAATTTAAAAATATTGACCAATCAAAAGTTGTAATGTTGCTAGATGAAGCAGGAAAAGTTGGAATTGGTACGACAAGTCCAGAAGATATGCTTCATGTTCTAGGAAATGCAAGTACAGCAGTTGATATTGGAACAGATGCTTCAGCAGAAGTAGTAGCACAATTTATCCCAGACTCAACTAATAGTAGAAATGGAAGATTAAAAATAGCAGGTACAAATATTCCTTCAAATAATTCTGTAGCTTTTATTAGTGATGCCTCTAGTAATGTTGGTTTTTCTTTTAATGTAAAAGGCTCAAGTATTGCAGAAGCAATGGTGATTACAAGTGATGGTAATGTTGCTCTAGGAACAACTGATGTTATACAAGATTTTGGAGATGGAAGAACATCTCTTGCACTAAAAGGAACTGGTTCACAGGATTATGCTACTGTACAACTAGCAAATAACGGAACTAGTGCTAACGACCAAATTTTAGGACTACTATCTTTTTATGATGGTGGAAATCATAACGCAAGAATAGATACTATAAGAGCATCAAATACAGTAGACGCTCATATGAGATTTTGGACTGCTCCTTCAGGTGGTGGAATTATTGAAAGGATGCGTATTCATAGTGGTGGAAATGTTTCAATAGGTACTACAAGTGATGATGGAAAACTTACAATAGCAACAAGTGATAGCACTGCTGGCCCAAATAGTGACGCAGATGAATTATTTATAGAGTCAAATGGAAATGCTGGAATGACTATAGGTTCTAGTACATCTGGTTCAGGCAATATACATTTTGCTGATGTAGGTGCAGCCAATAGAGGTATTATAAGTTATGATCATTCTACTGACGATATGTTCTTTAGTGTTAATGGTAATGGTAGTGTTTATGCATTAGTATTGCACGATAGTAATGCCATATCTACAAGTGGTGAAACAGCACCTGATGTCGGTGAAGGTGGAATATGTTTAGATCAAAATGCTAATGATGGTAAAATCTTAACATTTAAATCTTCTGATGTTGCACACGGAATTACAGATGTTGCAGAAACAGATACTTATGCTTATTTTCAAAAAAAAGGAGCAAATGCTGGTGGTTTAAAAATAGGTGGACTTGTAGAGTCTGGATTTATTGCTGGTATTGAACTTGATTCAAATGTTACTGATGCTGATAATGCTGAAAGTGCTGGAGCAGAAGGAGCTGTCCAAACCCAGTCTTTAATAAAAAGTGGAGCAGGTACTACTGCTATGGGTGCAGATGATAATATTTTTGTATGCAGAAATAGTACGACACAATTTATTGTAAAAGGTGATGGTGAATTATTTAGTAATCAATCAGCAACAGTTGGAACTTTTGATGAATACGAAGATGCTCAACTTATAAGAGCTTATGATTTGTCTCACGGAAAAGGTGTTATAAATTCTTCTTTTGATAAGTTTGTAAAATACAACAAAGATGATTTACAAAAAGCAAAACTTATCGGCTCAGATAAAGAAGGTAATGCAACACCTTTTGTTAATATTACAGGTATGAGCAGATTACATAACGGAGCTATTTGGCAACAATATGAGAAACATCAACGACTAGCAGAGGCTGTATATGAGATGGCAAAAGAGGCATTAGGCGAGGACAAAGCCAATGCAATATTAGAAAAACATGATATAAAACTATTAAATTAAGGAGAACACAATGGCAATAACAGCAAATATGACAACTCATGATGGCACAGAATTAACAGATGCATACGTTAGAGTGATGTCTACATATGTCAAAAAAATGGGCAGTGATTGGAAACTAGTCTATGATGTTGTAATCTATAAAGATAAAGCAACACGTGATGACGAAGGTACTGAACGATCTATGCGTATATCTAACAATCATATAGACCACTTTAAAATTGATTACAGTTTAGATGCAACAGATAATCCTGTAGCCTTAGCTTATGCAGATTTAAAAACCAATGAAAACTTATCTAACGTAAAAGACGTATAAAAACAAGGAGAAAACAATGGCAACAGAATACACATGGTCATTTTCAAAATTTGAAACAGACTCAGAGAACAAAGTAAAAACAATACACTGGTCATTAAATGCAGTTGATGAAGATTATAGTGCAAGAATGTATGGTTCTTGTAATGGTGCTGACATGGACTTTGATTCAATGACAAAAGATAATTGTATTGCTTGTGTTGTTGATAGTGCAGATAAAACTGAAGATGAAATGAAAACAGACTTAGATGCACAAATTGAAGCACAGAAAAACCCAGAAGTAATATCTAAAACAAAAGAGTGGTAATGGAAAATATTTACGACAGTAATCAACCTGTTCACATTGATAGATCAACAAGAAAACTTGTTGTAAGAAAATCCCAAGATACTACTAACATATTAAAAGATAATAAAATAGCTCGTAATCATAGAGCTAACGAACAACGAGGTGACTTTCAGCGTATTGCACAAATACCATTGATTGCCTTACAAATAAAAACTAAAGAACTATTTGGTCATTCTAATTGGTATAAACTACACAAAGACGATCAGCGTAGCATTATTAAAAGAATGATTAATAGTAATGAGTTCCAAAACTTTAGAGTAGGAGATAAGAAGTTATAATGGCTTTAAACAATTACGCAAACTTAAAAACAACTATAGCTAATTTCCTAGCTAGAGATGATTTAACATCTGAGATAGATGATTTTATTGACTTAACAGAAGCTGACTTTAATCGTAGATTAAGAGTTAGAAACATGGAAACAGTTGATACATCATTTACAGTAGACTCAGAAACAGAAGCTCTACCTACAGGATTTTTACAAGTTCGTAGTTTTATTTTAACTAGTTCTACACCTGACCAAACATTAGAACTAACTACTGCATATCATCAAGCTAATACTGCTGGCTTTGAAAGATCTGGAGTTCCTAAAATGTATTCTATTGAAGGATCTAATTTTAGATTTAGTCCTACACCTGATACTGCATATACAGCTAGATTAACATACTACAAAGCATTTGATAGCATTGATGGCACAACAACTACTAATCATATATTAACAAATCATCCTGATGTATATTTGTATGGTGCATTATATTTTGCCTCTACATTTATTAGAGGTATGGATCAAACTACTATTGCTCAGTTTAAATCACAGTATGAAACAGCTTTACAACAAGTAGAAGCAGTTGATGAAAAAGATAAATATAATGGATCACCATTAATACAAAGAACAGACATTAATATTAATAACTTTGATAACGTAAAATAATGCAAGTACCTTTTGGAGAATGGCTACCTGACTTACCAGATCATTTGAATCCTGGTTCAACAGAAGCCAAAAATGTATACCCAGCTGTAAATAGTTACAGACCTTGGAAAAGTATTCAAACATCTAGTGGTAATGCTTTGACTGCAAGATGCCAAGGAGCTGCTACATTTAAAGATGATAGTGGTAATGTATTTATATTTGCAGGTGATGCTACTAAATTATATAAGCTAACTGCTAACTCATTTGTTGATGAGAGTGGTGGCACTACATTTAGTACAGGTAGTAATAACTATTGGGATTTTATAAAGTTTGGTGAAACAGTTATTGCCTTTAATGGTACTCAAGCTCCTCAAGCCTGGACTATGGGAACATCATCTGACTTTGCTGCATTAGGTGGATCACCTCCTACATTTAGACATGCTGCTGTTGTAGGTAATTTTGTTGTTACTGGGTTTCAACCTACTGCACAAAATGTAGTACAATGGTCTAGCTTTAATAATGCTACGTCATGGACTGTTGGAGTAAACCAAGCAGACTCTGAAACATTACCTGAGGGTGGTGTTATTACAGGTATTGTTGGTGGACAGTATGGTTTGATATTTCAAGAGAATAGAATTACCAGAATGGATTTTAGAGGTGGTAATGTTATATTTTCTTTTAGACGTATTGAAGATAACAGAGGTGCTGTTCAAGGTAAGAATGTAATTAAAGTTGGTAATCTTGTATATTTTTTATCTGAAGATGGTTTTTATGTTACTGATGGAAACTCATCTAAACCTATTGGTAATGGTAAAGTAGATCGTTTCTTTCAAGGTGATCTTAAAAGAGATCTAAGAGAAAGAGTAAGGGCATCAGTAGATCAAGAAAATAAATTAGTATGTTGGTCTTATCCGTCTCGTACTGGACTAACAGCTAGTACACAAAATGATAAGATATTAGTATTTCATTATGAAACTGGAAGATGGTCAGTAGTAGAAATTGACCATGAGTTAATGTTTCAAAATTTATCAGAAGGTAAAACACTAGAACAATTAGATGACTTTCCATCTGCTGGTACAAATAACATAGAACAGATTAGTGTATCTTTTGATGATGCTGGATTTTCAGGTGGCCTAACAAGTTTTGGTGTATTTAATACATCACACTTTCTTGGACAGTTCAATGGTAATACATTGGCTTGTGAACTTGGTACAGGAGAAACAGAGATATTTCCACAGAGTAGATCTTTATTAACTCATGTAAGACCTATTATAGATACTTCGTCTGCAACTGGCTCTATATCATTTAGAAACAGAGTATCAGATACTGCATCTAATTCTGGACAAACTAGTATGCACTCTACAGGAACAATACCATTCCATAGATCTGCAAGATATTTTAAAATTAACATTCAAGTACCTGCATCAACAACTTGGTCAGATGCACAAGGACTTGACATAGAAGCAATTAAAGAAGGATATAGATAATGGCACTTATTGGAAACCCAATCGACTTTGATAGAATAAGACAAAGATATGATTCTATTACTTACCCTGAAAGCAGAAGAACATTTGGTAATGATGTACTGAATATGCCTACTATACAACCAGGTTTTGGAGGTGTAGGTTTTGGAGATGTAGGTTTTGGAAATGTAAGAACTGCTGATTTTCGAGACTATAATAATGATGGAATAGACGATAGAGATCAAGGAATTAATATTCCAAACCCAAATGTTACAGAGTATTTTCCTGGAACTCCTGTACCTTCTGGTTTGTTAAGTAATACACAATCAGGAACTGTTAGACAAGACGCAACACAACCTGGACAACAAATACAATTTATTACAAATCCTTCAACTGGAAGAACAGAAATGATTATACCTGAATATATGGGTACATATAGAACAGATCAAACAGATTTCTTTCCAAGATCAAAGTTATTTGAATCTATATACAGTACAGGAGAAAGTGAAATAGATCCTACTACTGGTAGATTAAGAGAAACTACAGAAGAACCTATGCCTATACAAACTTTACCAAATGTACTATCTGGTGGTAGATCTGGAGATGATCCTAGAGGTAGTTTTGGATTTGGTAGACTTGGAGATACATTTAGTCCAGCACCAGGATTGGGATTAGCTGTTGATGAATATGGTAGAATAAGAAATATTGGTAAACCTAGAGATATGTTAGTCAATACCTTTGATGCTATGAAACCAGTAACATCTTCAATAGGTGATTATATTAAAAGTGGTGGAATAGTAGGTAAAGTAGTAGATGCAGTAAAAGAGTTTTCACTATCAGACTTAGTAAGTAATACTGGTAAAGGTAGTGATGATGATACTACTTCAAAAGGTATAGGTGACTTTACTAAGCAAGATGAAACTAGAGAAAGTTTTAGAGGTGGAGGCACAGGTGGAACTAAAGGTGGAGGTACAGCTGGAGGAAGTGCTGGACCAGGTGGTGCAGGTGGCAGAGCTAAAGGTGGTAAATATAAATGACAAGTGAACGTAATTTAGAATTTATCTATCAAGACTTAGATAACCAAGCAAACTTTCAATTAGTGCTTGAAGATATTGTAAATCAACTAGTACGCTATCATAATGATGAAAATTATGAGGTAGCATCTTGGTTCTTTGGAGGTTAATATGCAATGTAAAAACTGTGAACACGAATGTCATTGTAGCAACAATGGTCAATGTAAAAGCTGTGGTTGTTCTAATTGTGAACATAATGCCCTTGACGAATTTTGGAAAAGAGTAGATCAGGATAATAAAAAGTAATGGCACACAATTATAAAAACGCACAATTTAATTTAACAAATACAAATAAAACAGATGTATATACTTGTGCTTCTGGATCTACTTGTTTAGTAAAAAACATTCATGCAGTAAATTATGGTGCTGGTAATCATACTATCAAAGGTTATGTTTATGATAGTTCTGCTACTACAGAGTTTCAAATAGACGAACACACAATAAACTCAGGTGTTTCTCAGGACATATCTGATGGTATTATAGTTTTAGAATCTGGTGATATATTAAGATTAGAAGCTGGATCTGCAAATCATTTTAGTGGAACAATATCTATATTAGAAATTACATGACAATACCTGTATTTATACCTACAGAAAATATTAAATCAGTTGAACCATTTGTTAATGAGTCTATTGAAAAAGCATTAAAGTATTCTGGTAATCACTATAACTTAGAAGATGTACATAAAGAATTATATAAAGGTAAAGCTCAGTTATGGATTTTATGGAATGAAAAAAGAAAAAATAAATATCAAGGTTGTATAGTAACTAAGATATTAAAACGTAGTAATACAAAATCATTAAATTTATTTATAGTGACTGGCAAAGATAAAAAATCTTGGCAAGATAAAATTACTACACTAGAAGATTACGCCAAACAAGAAGGTTGTACTCATCTAGAAACATATGCTCGACCAGGTTGGTCTCGCATACTTAAAAAATATAATTATAAAATAACACATTATCTATTAGAAAGAAAATTGGAGGACTAAAATATGTCATTCTTCGGAGGAAGTGATCCACAAGTATTATTGGAAGGTGGTGGTATATATGAACCAGCTGAACCTTATGTTAAAGATATTATGGCTGAAGCTGCTAAATTATATGCTAGTGGTGTAGGCTCATCATACTATCCTGGATCTACAGTAGTACCATTTGCACCTGAAACAACAGCTGCATTAGATATGGCTAAAGGATTGGGAACTGAAATGGCTGGGCCAAGTTCTTTATATAATATGGCAGGCAGTACATTAGGTGGATTTGCATCTGGATCTATGCCAAGTGCATATTCTCAATTAACACCTCAAGCAGATTATTTATCTAATGTAAGATCAGGTATTAGTTCTGATGTTATGGGTGATATCTCTACACAATTTGGTGGTATGGGTAGAACAGGAACAAGTCCAGGCGCACAACAAGCAGCAGCAAGAGGTTTTGCAACTGCATATGCACCTATAGCTCAAAGTGCAGCTGAAGCAGAAAGAGCTAGAGAATTACAATCTAGAGAAACTGCATTAAGTAGACAGTTCCAAGCAGCAGGAGCATTACCTGGATTACAAGATGCTTTTGATGCAAGGAGACTTGCAGGAATATCTGGGATTAGTGGAGTTGGTTCTGCTTATGAAGATCTTGCAGCTAGAGAATTACAAGATCGTATCAATAGATTTAATTTTGAACAACAATCACCTTATGACAGATTGACTAGGTTTTCACAGTTTCCATTTTCAGCTGCTGGATTTGGTATGCCAACAACTGAATATGCACCACAAGCTAATCCATTAACTAGTGCATTTGGTTTAGGAACAGCAGGTTATAGTATGTTTGGTGCACCAGGAGCAATCTTTGGTGGACTAGCAGGATTATTAGGATAGGAGATTATTATGACAAGTTCAGGTTCATTTGGATTTAATCCAATTCTACCATTAAATATAAAAGATATTGCAACAAAAAAGTTTTTTGGTCCAGGATCAGCAGGAGTTTTAGATGCATGCCCTGGAGATAAAAGAGG